ACTATCACTTGCTTTTGTTAACAAAGATCTATTTGCTAATATATCACCTTGTGCTGAAGAACCTAACGCAGGATCTAAACTACCTGCAGTAGTTCCACCTCTTAAGGTATCACCCGCTCCTTGTGCACTTAATGATCCAAGACCACCAGCTATTAAAGCAGACAATGCATTAACATCACCTTCATTGCCTTCTTGTGCTAATTGAGCTCCAATATTTAAACCACCCGACATTAAACCTCTACCCAACATTGAACTCATAATACCAGCTTGTGGTAAAAGCATAGGAGCAAACGCTGCTAGATAAGGTAAAGCAGGTTTGATTTCATTAGGTATTATCTTATCAAATACCTTGGCTACTGGTCTAAATAATTTTTTAAAAAATCCCATAATTTATTTATATTTTAGTTGTGAAAAGCAAGTTAGCAAGACTTGTATATATGCTATTGTACACCAATTTACTAGAGTTTTCCAGTCTAGTCAATGCTATTTACTATCAGATCCTAGTGGAATTTGAGCTACTCTTAACTCTACATCACGTCTAATGTGTTTAGTTTCTGTTGTAGTATTAGGATCATTAACATCAGCCGTTGCTTCTTCATCTGAATTGTACTCTTTTCCTGTATCTATATGAGTTAAAGTTACTATACATTCAGGAGTTATAATAGGAACTTTTCTTCCTTCTATTGTTTCCCATCTTATGCTTGGTGGTGTTTCAGTAAATGACATTATAAATCCTCTCTGTTTGTTTCTAATATACTAATGGTTACGTCTGGTCCTGTAATATCTGATAACATTTTTAACTTATCATTTTCTTGTAAGACTAATATGTTAATAATAAATTCTTCAGTAGCATCTGCTGCTATAGTTTTTTTACCATAAAAATAATCTACACTGTTTGAATTAATTTTAATTGTAACCACAGCACTTCCAGCACCTTCATTGTAAATGTGAATAGATTTTATTAAAGCTCTAGTATTACCCGGTACTGTATAAACATCTTTTTGAGTACCTGTTATTAAATCGTCATTTACTTTTTTATATATATTAGCCATTAAACCAACTAAACCTTTCTGAATCTTCTTTTAATTGTGTTAGGTATGTAGCATTTAATTGTTCTACAATCAAAGTAATAGATCTGTTAATTTGTCTTTGATTATCCTCACTATATTCTTTTCTAGGTTCAGGTAATCTTACTACTATTTTTGTCATTATCCTCTTCTCCCATCAGGTTGTATATCTACTTGAAAAGTACCAAATCTCCAAGACTCACCGGCTCCTGTATTGGCTATTTTTAAATTTGCATATCTTCCCCTTGCTCTAGTGTCAACTTTTAAAGTAGATGAAGTAATTGTAAAAGGACTTAATCCTGTTTGTATATCATCTTGCGCTGGAAAATCTTTAACTGAAAGTGTTATCTGATTGTTTCCTATTAGTACTTTAAAGTTAGGAAGAAATCTTCTCATAGCTAGAAATACTTCACTTTGATCTGGTTGTAAAGAAAAACTAAAAGACTGAATAAAAGACTCTAATGTAGTAGTACTACCATCTGGATTTGTTTGATCGGTCCCCGATTCTTGTGCAAAATAAGTTGTATTACCTAAACCTACTTGACCTACTACTGCAGGAAAAGTTCCTGCACCTGTACTATTATAAGATGTTGCATAAGCTTGAGGATAAATAAGTGTATCCATCCAAGTTGTTCTATTAAAATTAACATTAGTATTTGTATACCATGTACCTAGTGGTGGTTGTTTAGCTTCACCATAATTATAAGCAACAGATCTATTATTAAAATCAGAACCTGCAGATGGATACCACCAAACAACTTCTGTAAATAAATTATTTAATCCTGCTGCAACTTGTTGACCTTTAGTAGTATCAACATCATCAAAAACATAATCTTCTACACTACAAGGTAGTGAGTTTACTGTACCATCAAATGCAAAGAAACCATTGTTAGACATCCAGTAAGCAACACCATCAATTTCAACAGCTGCATTCTTACCTATTAAACCACAGTTAGTACCAACTTGCTCAAAGCCAAATGTAAAAGGTGCACCAACAAATTTCATTGTGTATAGTGCGTTGTTCGTCCATACTAAAATATTTTCTTTAGCAATTAATGCTCCAACAATTTTAGTTCCATCTTGTAATCTTTGTGTACCTGCAGAATTTGTAGCAAGAGGTGTATATTGGTTTAGTTGTTCACCATTAGAAAATCTAATAAACATATCATCTTGTGTTAAAGGATCACCGATAGTTGTTTCTGTACCTAAATGAATTAAGTGTCTAGTTGTAGGAGATACTAGTGTTAATCTTGATGCTGTAGGATTACCTACTGCTTCTTCGTCTTGACCTCCTAAAGTATTTGCTGCAGTTAAAACACCTATTGCTGTGTAGTATTCTGAATTTTGTATACTATTTGATCCTGGAGATAAAGTTCTTCTTGAAGCTCTAATAGTTAATCTTGCAGATGCTGAAGAATCCCAAGTATAAGTTTTACCATTGGCAATCGTTGCAACTAAAACATCACCCCAGTTAGTTAAAGACCAAAGACCAGGTTCTAATTCAATAGTAGAAGCAATAACAGCTGAACCCCATCCATTAAAATTAGTAGCATTTACAACTACAGTACCATCTGCGTGAATTGCTGTCGCCGTTCCATTAGTAGCTCTTGTAATCCCTGTTAATTCATTACCTGCTACACCAGTATAAGTTATTAATTCATTTTCTATAGCTATTGTACCACCTGCTGTAGGAAAACCTGTTGCCGATGTTAAACGTATTTGTGTAGCTGATCCATTGTTACCTGCTGTATTCGCGGCCAACGCTCCATCTAAATCATTTTGTAATACACCTGCAACTGTTCCACCCCATAAACCAGCACCAAATCCATAACCATAAGTTTGAGCAGCTGGACCTACACCAACATAAGGCTTAACAGTACAAGCACTTCCTCCAGTTAAATTTCCTCCACCACCATTAGTTTCTGCTGAAGGTGATGTAATAGTAAAAGTTGTGGATGATGTAACAGATATAACCTGACATAATTTATCTTCAAAAGTTGAAGCAGCAATACTAGATCCTGTAGGCATAGTCACTGCATCTAAAATAACCATATCTCCTACAAGTAATCCATGATCGCCAGTAGTAGTAATTGTAACAGAAGTTCCAGGTGCTGTGCTATTAGTTGTTAGAGTAGAAGCAAAAGTAGTTTCTGTTCCTGCATTGTTATCAACAAAAGGAGTTATATCAAATAACTGTCCTTCAAAATATATAAGTAAAAATTTATCTGTACCAATAGCAACATATCTATTTCCTTCTTTATCAACAAAAGAATGTTGAGCTCTTGCTACTCCTTGAATAGTATCTGGTAAAAGAGAAGACCATCCTCCTATTTTTTCTGGAAGTCCATATCTAAATCTAGCTAAGTCTGAATCTACCCAACGACCTGTAGCACCTACACTTGTGTCTTGTTTGTCTATTCCCGGAGCAAATTTAATTTCCGTAAGCAATTAAAACTCCTATTGGTTATTTGATAATTTTTGCCAACCTTTGGCAGCGTTAGTGTATATTAATGTAACGGATTGATTGTTTTGATTTAGTGCAATTGCTGCTCCACCTGTACCGCCTTGAATTTTTTCAGCTCCGTTAGGAGTAATGGTACAATTAAAAGAAGAGAAACCTCCAGAAGTAGATGCATCCATAATAGTAACTGTATGACCAGCAACTCCTACAGGTAAATTAACAGCAATAGTTCCACCACCACCATTAGCTGTTTCTCCAAAAATAATATCTCCGTTAACTGCTGTGTAAGGAGTGTTAGTTCCTGTTTGTACTGTAACATTTCCTTTGTTTGAAATGGCTAAAAGTTTCATAGAATCCACTCCCGTACCATCTGTATAAAACATACAAGTTGAGCCAACTGGTACAGGTATTATTCCTGCAGCACTTGCTCCTACGTTTTGTACACCAATAGTAAAATTAGAATTTGCTCTTGCTGTGCTATCTTTAATTATAAATATTCTTTCAGCGCCTACTGGCATAGTAATAATACGACTAGCTGCTAGTGTACCGGTTACTTCTATCATAAAATTCTTACCTGTAGCTGTTGTAGCTCCTAAGGCAGAACCTGCATCTAAACTTAAAACTAAATTTGCTGCTGCAATACTTGTAGAAAAATATCCACTAGATGCTAATTCTAAAATTTGTAAATTCTTATTTGTTATTGTTCCCCATAAACCAGCATTCTCGCCAGTTGTCATAAGTTCTAATTGTAAATCTCCTGAAAAATTTGATGCCATATTATGGTGTTCCTCCGTAAGGTTTTATTTCTTTCCAAACACTATTTGTATTAGGATTGATTGGGTTCCATACAATAACTCCAGCTTCTGTAGTTGTTAAAGTTAACGCAGTAGATCCTGGACTTGCAATTGCTCCACCTGTAGCAGTAGCATCCTGTGTTCTTAAAGTCAAGATATTAGTACCGATGTTAATGTTAGCTGCACCTGATGCTGTAGCTAAAGTAGTAGTCATAACTAGTGGTGTGGCTGTAGCTGTTAAGTTAACATTAGTTATAACCGATGCTAACGCACTTGACAAAGTCATAGGAGTAGGATTTAGGTCTGCTATAATATTAGTAGCTGAAATAGAAAAAACTCCAATTGCCATTGTTAAGGCATTAGCCCCAACAGCAATCTCTGCTCTTGTTCCTACAGTATCTGTAGCAAAAGGTAGTTCCGAAAATGTACTGTCTCCAAATAACATAAAATAAAATCCTTATAAAGGAGGCAGTAGGTATGGTGGAGTACTGCCTCCATTATAGGGATTATATCATCGTTTAAACCAGGATGGAAGACCTAAATGAGGACGCTTGTCAAACATATTATCTTTAGATCCTGGAGTTTTTCTATTGTTATAGTGTAAAAATACTTGAGCGCAATCTTTACCTTTAA